GTAGAATTATCATGTTTTATTCTCTCCCCATATGTCTCCCTTTCATATTAACTATCTCTAATTGGCCAAAAAATATGGCTAAAAATATATCACCACAATAAGAAAACAGTCTCGCATCTGGAGCTGTTTTCTTATTATCGGGTTGATATTTCTTAGCCATACGTATATGCCCCTTTAAGATTTTTAATGCAATTTCCCGTCCTTTAAACCGCACAACGACTTTAAATCCCTCCTTATTTAGTCGTCAATAGTATAAACCTATTAGGAAGATGTTTGTACCTTCCATTAGGCCTCTCTTTCCTTTAAACTTCTCAATCTTCTTTAGATCGATTCCCTAACCCATATTTTAATGAAAACCGGCTATTTCTAACTCGGAAACTCTTTTCCTCAAAAGTCTACATAAACTATCTTTATTGGCTAATTGATTAGCCTCTTGTAAAGAATATTTCAAAAGCTTTATGTCACTAATCTGAGGAAGAACCTCCCGAGCCTTTCTAACCGATAAAGCCGCTACATCTTCAACTGTCATCTTTTTTGGAGATATGTTGTCGGCAGTGGTTATAGTCTTGAGATCTTTTTTATTTTTTTTGGCTTCATCTACAACTGCCGAATCTTTTTTCACAGTCTCTATGACTACCGCCCATTTGTTTTAATCCCTAAGCTTGCCAGTTCTTAGCCACTTAACAAACTCATCACCCTTAGTCAATCCATGTTTCTTACCATACTGGTCATATAGATCATCTAAAGGAACTTTTTGGCCTGGCCCTACCGATCTTTTCATCGCATGAGCCCACAGGCCTGATTTATTTATAACGTATCCATTCATTTTCTTCTCCTTTTCTAAACTTATTTCCCTTGTCCTTTATAACTTTTCTTCTCCCCAAACCCTATCTATAACATGATGTAACAAATTAGCTAACCTATGTAATGCTATTCCTATTATAAAGAAATTAGTTAACCCATCCACCACAAAAAGTATTGCCACAAACCACCCAATCCACACAGAGGTACAATACCCACAGTCTAATAAGTCATGAAACCAGTTAAAAAATCTGTTGCTCTTTCGATTAAACAGATACTTCTTAACTGGTAAAAAAAATTCAGATTTAGTCAAAAGATTGGTTATCGCTTCGACAGAAACTATTGCCAATAATATATTAAAAAATGTATACCACATAGTACCTTTTTAGTGCCCCCGACAAGCGGGGGCACTCTATGTTCATTTACCTATTATAGGCTTCTGTCAATTACACCCATACCCATCATTCTACTATCGAGGCAAGCAAAACCAAGTTCTTGCCATCCAAAGAAACCTTGTTTCTGGACTCTCAACAGAGTTGGGTCATCATGAGCTTCGTATTCTTTCCTGATAGGCATAACAAGAGAATCATTAACGCTCATGTCAAAACCAAAAATCTGAGTTTCACCAAGTGTGCCAACTGTACCGTCAGCAGAGGTTACATTCGGATTATCAAGAGTATACGCATTATAAGCTTCAGTACCGGCATCGGCTAGGAATTTACCATAGGCAGACGCACTGCCATTAACATTGTAAAGACCAACCGCTCCAAGATGCTGGATCTCATGCAGACTTACATTCCATAAGGAACCCATTCCACCTGCCTGGAAAATCTCGCGTCTGGTTACAGGATCAATGTCCGTGTCAGTCCATTCACGAATATCAGCAGCATCTTCAGGAGATACATAAAGATCGGTCAAGGTACGACCGATTCTCTTAAAGCCTACTATCATCTTATTGATAAGCTCTTTGGAGAGATAACCAGCACCGGTAGATGCGGGGTTAATCTCATAAATAGGTGCAGGACGAGAACCTAACAGTCCTTTACCGGAGAAAGGTGCTGTAACGGCTGGAATAATTACTCTCCAACCACACTCTTCCTCGTAATTTGCTAAATCTCTAGCAACTCTCGCGGCAGCCCTTGAAGGGATGTCAATACGAGAATCTCTAGCGTATGTAATTTTCCAATCCGCAGAAGCATTAATTGCGAAAGTCGGAACATACACTTCTTCACCAATACCTTCAATGAAGTTTTGTGCCATGTAACCCAATCCTGGAAGAACCCACACAGGGATTTCGAAGTCTTCGGCGACTGGGTATGAAGCCTGAGCACCAGGACCCAATCTTTCGACAGCAAATAGCTGTCTCATAATAGACTCTAATTCGATCTTCTGTAGGATTGGAGTTGTCAAGGCAGCAGAGAACGCACGATAAGCGGCTACTCCCTCTGGGGTATTGATCTCGGCGGTAGCTCTAAAGAGCTCCATCATTTCTTGTCTATCCATAATTACAACTCCTCCTAAGTATTTAATAGTTTTGGAAGCACTATATGTGCTTTAATCCAATGTAAAACAAAAAAATTCCAATTTAGACCAAAAGTTTGATCCTAATTGGATATAATGTGGTATTATTGATATTAGCTGTAACCTTAGCTAAACTAGCACCCTTAACAACTCTGGCTACCACAGTGGAAACGCCATCAACTCTAAAGCCTCCGGCTAAATTAGTAGCCGCAACGTCGTCTCCTGAATTCACAGTACTAGTGGTTACTTTAGCCGCGTCAGCCGAAGCATAAAGCAAAGCTCCCGGCGATACTTCAGCAGGTGAGCCGGTTCCGCCAACACATGTATAATGTACAGTATCCCAGATACCTAAATGAGCTACACCAACTGGAACTTCTTTGGTGCCGGTAATATTACCGCTAGCATCATAAGTAGGCTGTGCAATAACATCTGAAGATCCGAGATCTCCAGGCATAGAAAATCCAGCCGGATGTACCTGATGATAACCTGTCTTAACTTTTTGCATAGCAAAACCAAAAGGTGTTTCGGTTTCTCCATGAACCATTCTAGTAACAATGGCTTCTTCATTAATAGCAGTTGGTACCAAGTAAACTACGGTACCAGCATAAGCCACAACTCCACCAACTCCGGCAGAGCCGGTTCCGGTCTGTGCCTGGTAACTGCAGAACTGGTTTTCAACTACGGGATGTCTTGGAATAAACATAATCCTATCTCCTCCTTATTACTTATCTTTTTTTCCGGTCATAATGTCAGCCATGGCTTTACCCATTTCAGCGTATTTAGACATAACATCGGATGATGGTACGGTCTCAAAATTCAATGCGGCTGAAACAGCTTGTCCTGGGTCAATCTCCGCTGGCGGAGTATCTACTTCTTCCTCCTCGGAACCTTCTTCAGAGCCTTCTTCAGCCCCTTCTTCCTCGGAACCTTCTTCAGCCCCTTCTTCCTCGGAACCTTCTTCAGCCCCTTCTTCCTCGGAACCCTCACTGGACTCAAGTTCAGCAATAACTGCACTTCTAAGCTCAATTCTTTCTTCCTTATAAGCAACGAACTCTTCGTCAGCCATTTCACGGACTCTAGCGGTTTGAGCTTCCTTGCCACTGGCTACACCGGCTTCTTCAAGTTCAGCCATTCTTGCCTCAGCAGCTTTGTCCTTTTTCATTTCCTCAATTGTATTTTCAGCTTCAGTCAACTTTTCATCAGCGGACGCTTTTTCATCCTGAGCTGCCTCAAGCTCAGATGTAAGTTCTGCAATTTTAGTGTTAAGTTCTTCAACTTGTGTGGCAACCTCTTCGGATTCTGAATTCTTACCTTCCAAAGCAGTTGTCAGCTCACTAATAGTCTCAGCAGATCTCTGCAAAGCCTCCTCTGTTTTTCTGCGGACCTCGGCTTCTTCTTTTTCTGAAAAGAAGCTATCTACCATAGCCTTGATCTCTTGTTGCGTTTTTTCATCCATGTAAAAATCCTCCTCTACAAAATTATCATTTTATTATATGATATAAAACCAACCTGGTGCCAATAAATTTTGGCAACTCTATAATCCCTTTTCCTTGTTTAACAACATTCTTATTTTCTATCTAATTACGGAAGTGCAGGCATAGTAGGCATATCATTGCCTCTGCAATAAATTCCGTCTACAACTGTATCTTCGCCGAGCATAAACTTCACATCAAATGTGGAAGTGCCATCATTTGCTCCAGCATTAGTAGCCGTACAAGTAACAGTGTTAGCTGCAGTGTCCTTAGTAACATAGAACGCTCCAGCATCATAACAAGGTGTTACAGAAACACTACCATAGGTAGCCAAATCATAACCATGAAATTTAACACCGCTTGCAATAGTTACAGTGGACACACCCGAAGCCATTGTTACCGTGGTTGCCCATACAAATGGATAAGCGTGATTGTTACCCATGTTACGATAGATAGCTTTAAGGTTATCATCGCCATTAATTCTAGTTAACTTTGGGGTACTTTTCAATAACCCAGTTTGTCCCTGATTTAATTGTGGCATAATTTAAATCCTCCTTTACGATCGTTATTTTAACTGGCTCGTTGCAACCAGCTGTTAAGCCTTAATAATACTCTCAGCTGTAGTAACAGCCTTGTTGAGATCTAACAACAAAGCCTGCCTGTTATCACTATTTTCCCTCTTAACAATTCTCTCTTTAATAGCCGCCTTAGCTTGTTTCATGGTGGCCAGTACATACAAACACTCTGGATCTGTAGTGTCCCGAGAAAAAGAAGTGCACGCTGAATCATATCGCGTACACCAGTTCTCCCTTAAGACTTTAGTACCTGGCCCTTCAAAGGTAGCATCTAAAATTCTTTTCTTATAACTTACACAAATACCTGTTGTATCCTTGTGTTCTAATACGGCTTTTTCTCCAGAAACATTACCTTCTATAGTATCAGAGGTTACTTTATTATCATCTTGTAATTCTTCGGTAACTGTCTCGTCTATTTTGTCATAATCTAATATTATAATCTCTTTGCCCCTGTTATCTTTAGCTGTTTCCATAATCACGGAAGGTGGGTTAGCTGGCTTCTTTACAATACCACAACCAGAAAATGTAATGCCTCTCAAGATACGAGTTATTGCACCCTCAGCTAT